TACATTATGAGCAATTTTCAACAATTCAAATCTACCGTAGAGGAGGTCAAAGACCAAATTTTCGGTGAAATCGACGCAGCTATCCAAGAAATGGAAGAGAGCGGAGATGTAGAAAAGTACTATGAGAAAGGGGTTAAAAGTGCTGGCTCCAGACTCAGAAAGGGACTACAGTCTATCAGAAAAGCAATTCATATGCCAACTGTTAGAGCAAATATGTCCAAAATTCAAAACGGCGCTAAAGAACTAAGAGATTCCATCTAATATGGATCTCTTTAAATTACTAAAAGTTACTAAAAAAATTACGAGAAATGACAGACTTTTTTGACTTACCCAATGACACCTTTGTAAAAAGCTCAAGCTCTTCACAAAGAAAATCAGACGCAAACATCTACAATCCTGATCCAAACGCACATAATGGATCTTACAAATCGGTATTTAGATTTATTCCTTATATCTCTGATAAAACTAAGAGTAAATATACTAAATACGCAGCTAAATTCTGGAATCCTCTAACCAAGGAAGCTTTATATATCGACTGTCCTTCGACGGTTGAAAAGCCTTCTATCTTATGGGACTTAGAGACGATTATTAGATCCTTTAAAAATGATGAACCTGAGCTGCATGAGCAATTGTCTTCTTGTTTTTCAAGATGGCACACTCACCACTCTCCGGTTTACATTAAAAAGGATCCTCAGAGACCTGAACTAGAAGGAACTGTAAAGATTTTTAAGTATTCGGCACAGATCAATAATATGATCGAGGGTCAAATCAACCCAGAAGAAGATGAGCTACTAGACTCGGTATCTTCGGTTAATCCATTCCACTTACTAGAAGGTAAAGACTTCTTATGTGTAGTAGGTAAGAAAACCAAGCAGTACAGAGACTGGAGTAAATCTAAATTCATGGATGAAGTTACTCCGTTCATGTTCAAGATTGGAGATAAGAGCGTTGTTGTTGAAAACAGCGAGAAGTCAGCTAAACTCGTACAAGAGTTTCTTAAAAAGAATACCCCTGATATGGATCAATATCTATATCAAGAGTGGACTGATGAAACTTATCAAAAGGTAGCTGATGCAATTGCATCTCTAGTTTCCAATCCGACTATCTTAAAGATGTTGATTGATAAGACGAGAGATGATAAGATGAAGCAACTTCTAACAGATAAAATGTCTGGAAGTACCACATCTTCATCTACGTCTAAATCTAAAGCTAGTGAGTTGGATGATGACATCAACTTTGAATCCGATCCATTTGTGGAAGAAAAAACTGAGACAGTAGCAGAGTCAGCCTCATCTGAATCTGATGACTATGATTCTCTATTCTCAGATCTATAAAAAAACAAGATACAATGTCAGAAGAAGTTAAAGAACCTACTGTTGAAGAAACAGTTGAGAAGTCACAAGAGCAGGAAAAAGCTCCTAAGGCAGTTCTTCTAGGAACAATCTCATATACTGAACAAGAAGATTATGAAAAGTTTCTAGAGAAGCTAGATGTAAATCAGGCAATATTTGTCCTAGTTGCGAGCTGTAATTATGCTCAATCTAAAGGAGTATACTCTCTTGATGAATCAGAACTAGTTGCTAAGGCAATCAAAACGATTAAGAAAGCGTCTAGTAAGTCTACCGAAGATCCCTCAAATAATGAAGATTGATGGACTTTGTAATAGACGGAAATGCCTATCTGAACGTAGCAATTAGCGTTACTAAATCTATAGCCTATAGAGATAAATCAATAGGCTCTAAATATTACGTTAATGATATATTCAATGACGGCAAGTCTATTCTGAAAGAAGAAGTAAAGATACAATTTAGAAACTTCTGTCTTAATTATATGAACTCACTAATTGCACCGGTTGGGAATAAGCTCAACCGCGTGCATTTAGTGTTTGATTCAAGAAGCTGGAGAAAAAATTACATCAGAAAATTCTTCAACGACTCTAACTTTGAAACAAACGTAGCACCCGCTGCCTTTAAGTACAAGGGAAATAGAAAAAAAGATGACAACATCTATCTATTCTTCGATTACTTTCAAAAAGAGATTGCTCCTTACCTAAGGAAGGAGGCAGGAGTAAATTATTACAGAATAGATTCTACGGAAGGAGATGATATCATCGCCTACTTATGTGAAGTAATAGAAGGTGATATTATGGTTTACACAGTAGATAGTGATCTTAAGCAATTAACGTATTCTCCTAAGAATAACATAATTGTTATATACCCGAAGCAAATGTCTAAGCATAAGAAATTATGTGTGCCTCAAGAGTTTAACCCAAGTCATGCTGAAGATGAAACTGATAATTTCTTTTCTCTTACTGAGTCTCATATAGTTACTCCGGCAATCGATAAAACTATTAATCTTCTTAAAAGCAGAGATTATGTTGAATATAAGGTAGACCCAGTCTTGGAGGTATTTACTAAAATATTTAGAGGAGACAAAAAGGATAATATTCCAAAAATGGATAAAATGACTCCTACTAAAACCTCTAAAATGATAGATGCAATACGCAGCAACTATGGTAATTACTCCTTGAATCTGCTGGATGACCTAGAT